GTAGGCGCTTTTCATGGGTTAACGCAGGCCAGCAAGGTTAAACATGCTACCTTTGTTAGCTGGACTGTAGCGGCCGGGGTCGCCCTCGGTGTTCATTACCGACCACATACCATGGTAAGCCGATGAACGCCGCTTATCGCCATCAGTCTTGGCAATAAAGTCTGCTTCAGCTTTAAAGTTGCCGTAATCAATATCTAGCACCTCGCGGTGCATTTCATCGGCAACCCGTGCTTTGGGTATTGTTGCGCGGTAAGGGTAATCGTTTAAAGGCGTGTGGTCAGCGGCATAGTTAGTGCCGAACACCTTTTCGATGTCACCCATAAACCTAGCGCGCACAAGCAACTTATCTGGTTGCTGGTCGTGCTGTACAATACTAAAAAATGCGTCTTTTAAACATATCCACATAGTCAACTCCTTTATGGCGGGCGCTATTTGGCCCGCAAACATATATAGCGCCATTGGCTACACAATGCAACTCTTGACATTATTGCTTGTCATGTAGTGCCATTGGCTGTATAAATACCGTAACAGTCGGTGGCTGTTAGGTTTGCGGGGCAGGCTTAAATTGAGGCAGAGGACAATGGCTTTGAAATCACGTTATAAAAATGCAGACGATATCCCAGCGGGGCTGGAACAGTTTTATTCTGAAACCGATGACGGTTATGAATTGCAAGTTGATGGGCTAGTGCCAAAAGCAACAGTTGACGAGTTCCGTAATAACAATATAAAACTACAAAAAGAACTAGGCAAAATGGAAAAGACGCTTGGTGGCGTCGATTTAGAAGAATACAAAGCGCTAAAAGCGGAAAAGCAAAAGCTAGCGGATCAAGAATTGATCGAGGCGGGCAAGCTGGATGAACTTTTAACGCAGCGAACAGAACGTTTGCGCACAGATTACGAAGCCAAGTTCGAGGCCATGCAGCGTGAAGCGCAGGATGCCATCGGCAAGGCAAGCGAATACGAAAACCAGTTCAACACAATGATTGTGGAGAACCAGTTAAAAGATGCGGCGTTACGCAATGGCGTACGTCCAGAGGCCATCGAAGATGTGCTTTACCGTGGTAAGCGAGTGTGGAAACGCACTGAAAGCAACGGCATTGCAGCATACGATGGCGATACGCCGGCCTACGGTAAGAAGGGTAGCAGCCCGCTTAGCGTGGACGAGTGGTTTGAGGGTTTGCAAGAGCAAGCCCCACATTTGTTTAAGTCCTCCTCTGGCAGCGGCGCTGCAGGCGGGGCAGGTTCACAAGGCAGACGCATTAGCCGTTTCGACCAAGATGCCTTGAATAACAACCTAGAAGCAATCGCGGAAGGCCGCGTTGTTCTTGGCGATTAAGCTACACGGTGTGCAGCGCCCAATGCCCGGTGGGATTGGTTGGTAACCAAAACCTTTGCAATCTTAAGGAGCGAGAAAGATGGCTAACAATGTAAGCAACATCTTACCTAAAATCCTTGCTCGCGGGCTATTGGCACTCCGTGAGCAAGCAGTGATGCCACGCATCATCAACATGGACTATTCAGCGGAAGCAGCGCAAAAAGGCGACACTATCGACGTGCCGATCCCATCAGCGCTTTCTGTTTCAGACGTTACACCTAGCAACGTGCTAGAAGCGCCTGCAGACAGCTCACCTTCAAAGGTGCAGATTTCGCTAAACAACTGGCGTAAAGTTAACTTCCACCTAGACGACAAGCAGTTGGTGGAAATTGACCGCAACGCACACTTTATGCCTATGCAAATGTCAGAAGCAGTGCGCGCACTAGCAAACGACATTAACGGCACCATCCTTGACAAGTACAAGGGTGTTTATGGCTTCGCAGGCGCGGCAGGTACTACACCGTTTACTAACGATGTAACTGCAGCAACAGCGGCACGCCAAGTTCTAAACGAGCAGTTGGCGCCACGCGACAACCGCCGTATGGTTCTTGACTTCGCTGCAGAAGCAAAAGCCCTAGCATTGGCAGACTTCCAGCGCGTAAACGAAGCGGGTGACGCAGGCGTTAAGCGCGAAGGTGAAATTGGCCGTAAGTTTGGCTTTGACATTTTCACTGATGACCAAGTACGTACTCACACCGCTGGCGGTTCTGGTACTCCATTGGTTAACGGTGCATTGTCAGCAGGCGATACTTCGGTTGCAATCGACGGTATGACTGGCACTGACGGACTTGTTGTTGGTGACATTCTTACTTTTGCTGGCCACGCACAAACCTACACGGTTAAAACTGCAGGCACTACATCAGCAGGCGCACAAACTGTGACTGTTGCACCAGCCATTAAAGCATCTGTTGCGGATAACGCAGCGGTTACTGTTAAGGGCGACCACGTAGTTAACCTAGCGTTCCACCGTGATGCGTTTGCTCTTGCGATGCGTCCACTGGCACAAGCTACATCTGGCGATGGTTACGGTTCACAAATCGTATCTATGACAGACCCAGTTACAGGGTTGTCAATGCGCCTAGAGGTATACCGCCAGTACAAGCAGGTTGTGTACGAACTTGACGCGCTTTGGGGCGTTGAGCTTATTCGTCCAGAACTTGCAACACGTATTGCGGGTTAACCAAGATCGGGGCGGCTTCGGCCGCCCCATTACCCTTGGAGATAACCAATGAGTGAACTTATTAAGGTTTGGAAAGATGGCGATTTCGCCCTTATCGAACCTGCACAAAAGCAAGCGTTTTTGGATGCAGGCTGGTCAGAAAAGAATGGTGCAGCACCTAAGCGGGCACGCAACACTGACGGTACACTAAAAGCTGACGATCCAAAAACTCCAGAAGTTAATGAGGCATGGGAAGGCGGTAAAGCACCCAAGCCAATTAAGCGGGGCAGACCCCGTAAGAGTTAAGGAGCGCCATAATGGCCGTCACGTTGGTAGTAGAAGATGGCACTGGCGTATTGAATGCAAACGGCTACTGTAGTGTAGATTTTGCCAATACGTACAATGACCAGCACCCACATGGTGATACGTGGGTGACGTTTGGCACTGCCGACAAGCAGCGGGCTATTATTATGGCCACACGGTTGCTGGATGAAGAAGTAAACTGGTACGGCAGCCCTACCTATAACCTTGCTAGCAGTGTTACCAATAGTAACCAAACAGCCAAGGTGCAGTATCTACGCTTCCCACGCAGCGGCATGGTGGATATGGATGGCTACACGTTAGACCACCTAAGCGTACCGACCTTTCTTAAAAACGCTACAGCGGAACTGGCGCGCTATCTAGCAACCACAGACCGCACTGCCGAACCCGATACGCAGGGGTTTGGTTCAGTTAAGCTTGGCAGCCTTACGGTGGCCATAGACAAGTACGATAACCCACCCATCCTACCGCGCAGCGTAAAGGCGATTATACAGCCATACGGCACGGTACGCGGCGGTGGCGTAGCAGTGGTGCGGAGGGCGTAATGGCATACGGCGAACACGATTTCGAATGTGACCAAGGCGCAACGTTCCAGCAATCCGTTACGTACAAGTACACTGACGAAAACGGTGACCTGCAGTTGGTAAGCTTGGCAGGTTATAAGGCGCGCATGGACATACGCTACGCGCTTACGAAGGAAGCCGATACAGTGTTGAGCATGAACAACACGAACGGGCGCTGTACGATACGTGGCACGGGCACAGATGGCATTGTGGACTTGTTTATCCAAGCGGCTGATACAGCGGCGCTAACGCCGGGCACGTATTACTACGATTTGGAAATTTACACTGGCGCAAGCAACGCTGGTTTCGTTGATCGCCTTATCCAAGGCAAGTTTACGGTAAGCGCGGAGGTAACAAATGTCTGATAAAACAGTAGTCGTTACCAGCGAAACGGTAAAAGTAACCACTATTGGTATCCAAGGCCCAGAGGGGCCAAACACAATTTTAGGCAAAAGCATTGCAGAGGGAACGGTAACTGCCAACGGCAGCATCCTAAACTACGACAGCACGCAAGATATTTGGGTGGCAACGCAAGAGCCAACAAACTTAACCATTCGGGGAGGCAACTTTTGAGCAAAGCGCAACAATATGAACCAGCGCTTGTTATAAGCGGGGACATGGAGCGTAAGGTAATTCTTAACCAACTTATGAAGGATTACCAGTTCAATAAGCGCAACGACCCAGTGGCGACACGCGAATACGTTTACGAGGTAGTTTATCTGGTGAACGTGTTAACACCCAGAGTGGGCGAGGTGTTAACAGAGGAGCAGGTTTTAGACCTGCAGGAAGCCCAAAAGGTGACTTTTGAAGTCAAGAGCAGCAAGGCCACGATTGTGAGGTAGCGAACATGGCAAATACCATTCAAATCAAGCGCTCTGTCAATACGGCTACACCTTCTAGCCTTGCGGCAGGCGAATTAGCATACTCCGAAAACAGTTTAAAATTGTTTGTCGGTGAAGCTGATAGCACTGTCCGTGTTATTGGCGGTGAAGGTGCGTTTTTGCGCAGCGATGAAAACGATACATTTAACGGCAACCTTGTGGTTACTGGGAACCTTACGGTTCAAGGCACAACCACTACGGTGGAAAGTAACACCATTTCGGTTGGCGATAATATTATCGAACTTAACAACGATGCCAGTGGCGCCCCTACTGAGGACGCAGGTATCGAAGTAAACCGCGGAACCAGCGATGCAGCCCAATGGATTTGGGATGAAAGCAACGATTACTGGCGCCCCAAAGTAGGCACAGCCGATGCCGATCTAAAAGGCATTAACGACCTTGGGGTAAATGGTAACTCAAGCTTGGTTGGTGACTTAGCGGTAGATGGCACAAGTAACCTAGATGATACCGATATTGACGGTACGCTGGTTGTAGATGGCAGCAACATTAGCTTGGATAGTACAGGCACGCTAAACATCGACAACAGCAACACCACGAATGGCGTTACGATTGCTACCGCCACCAGCGGTGTACCCGTCACTATTGGCCACGCTACAAGCGAAGTTACCTTTGGTGACAACATTACCGTT